ACGCAGACCTTCCTCGGAGTTGTAGATGGGTTCGCTGAGAACATATTTGCCGTGATAAAAATCGGAAATGTTCATATCGAGTGCCTCAATAACACGACAGGCCATTTGAAAGGATGCGGTCAAAATGTTTCTTTCACCACTTTCAAATCGTTGGTAGCTTTGCATAGGGATTTTAGCCTTCTCCGCTACTTGCTTTTGTGTAAGGCCAAGAAGAACTCTGCGTTCAAAGAGAATGCTTTTTTCCTTAAAGTGGACGATTTGAAATCCGTCTAAATTAAAATCTTTCATTACAAATACCTCGAAAGCAAATTCAGCCAATTGGCTGTGTTTATATAATACATCCAATTGGCTGTTTTGTCAAGAGGCAATTTTCAAAGGAGGAAATGCCAATGGGCAGATTATCAGGATTATTTCGTTCCAGAGATAAGCCTCAAAACCGAACTGTAGGTAGCACCTACACCTTTTATATGGGTGGCTCAACATCCGGCAAACCCGTAAATGAAAGGTCTGCTATGCAAATGACCGCCGTGTATTCCTGCGTGAGAATTCTTGCAGAAGCGGTTGCCGGACTTCCGTTGCATCTTTACCGATACACCGATTCGGGTGGTAAAGAAAAAGCAATCGACCATCCGCTTTACCTTTTGCTTCACGATGAACCCAACCCCGAAATGAGTTCGTTTGTGTTTAGGGAAACCTTGATGACACACCTTCTCCTGTGGGGTAATGCATACGCACAGATCATCCGCAACGGCAAAGGTGAAGTCTTGGCGCTGTATCCGCTGATGCCGAACAAGATGACAGTTGACCGAGATGAAAACGGCGAACTGTATTACACCTACCAAAGGGCAAATGAAGAGGCTCACACAATGGAGGGTTCAAGCGTAGTGCTGAAACCTTCCGACGTACTTCATATTCCCGGACTTGGCTTTGACGGACTTGTAGGTTACAGTCCCATTGCTATGGCTAAAAACGCTATCGGTATGGCAATTGCCTGCGAGGAGTTCGGTGCCAAGTTCTTTGCTAACGGTGCAGCACCTTCGGGTGTGCTTGAACATCCCGGCACTATTAAAGACCCCGCCCGTGTGCGTGATGCGTGGCAGAGTCAGTTTGGCGGTTCAGCCAATACCGGCAAGGTTGCTGTATTGGAAGAAGGTATGAAATACACGCCTATTTCTATCTCTCCTGAACAGGCACAGTTCCTTGAAACGCGCAAATTCCAAATCAATGAAATTGCTCGAATTTTTAGAGTCCCTCCTCACATGGTAGGCGACCTCGAAAAGTCGAGCTTTTCTAATATTGAGCAGCAATCCCTTGAATTTGTGAAATACACCCTCGACCCCTGGATAATCCGTTGGGAGCAATCGATGATGCGTATTCTGCTTTCCTTCGATGAAAAGAAGGAGTATTTCATCAAATTCAATTTGGAGGGTCTGCTCCGTGGTGATTATCAAAGCCGAATGAATGGTTATTCCATTGCAAGGCAGAACGGCTGGATGAGTGCAAACGACATCCGTGAGCTTGAAAACCTTGATAGGATACCTGCCGAACAAGGCGGCGATCTTTACCTCATTAACGGCAATATGCTCCCGCTTGGTAACGCGGGTGCTTTTGCAAATATAACACCAACCGAAAAGGAGGAAACAGAAACCGATGAAGACCCAAGCGAAGATGTTCTGGAAGTGGACGAACCTGGAAACAAGCGAAGAACAGTCCGCAGAGCGAGTCCTTGAGTTGTACGGCACAATTGCAGAGGAAAGTTGGTTTGACGATGACGTCACTCCCAAGATGTTCAAGGACGAACTTTTCTCCGGTGATGGTGATGTTACAGTTTGGATCAACTCTCCCGGCGGCGACTGTATCGCAGCAAGCCAGATTTACTCCATGCTTATGGACTACAAAGGCAATGTTACGGTCAAGATTGACGGCATCGCAGCGTCGGCAGCATCTGTCATTGCTATGGCAGGTACTAAGGTGCTTATGGCTCCCACGGCTCTTATGATGATACACAATCCCATGACCGGAGCATTCGGAGATCACGCAGATATGCAGAAGGCAATCGAAATGCTCAACGAAGTCAAGGAAAGCATTATCAACGCCTATGAAATCCGCACCAATCTCTCCCGTGCAAAGCTGTCTCACCTTATGGACAGCGAAACCTGGATGAATGCAAAGAAGGCTATCGAACTTGGTTTTGCCGATGACATCCTTACCGATGAAAAGAAGGCAACCGATACAGATGAGATAGAAGCATATGCATTCTCCACAAAGGCGGTGGAAGAAGCTCTTATCAACAAGCTCACTGCAAAGATAAAAGCCAAAATTACCCCCGCTGTGGCAAAAGCCAAAACGCCCGAACCCCCGGTAAAGCCGGAGGAAAAACACGGCCGTTCCGTAGATGACCTTATGGAACGACTCAATCTTATGAAATATTAAAGGAGGATATCGCAATGACGATTATCGAAATGCGCGCAAAACGCGCCAAAGCTATCGAAGCCACAAAGGCTTTTTTGGACTCCCACAGAAACGAAGATGGATTTCTCTCTGCCGAGGACGATGCCATCTACACCAGTATGGAAAATGACATCGGCAAAATGGGCGTTGAAATTGCCCGAATGGAAAGAATGGAGGCTATGGATGCTGAACTTTCCAAGCCTGTATCTGCTCCTATCACCGAAAAACCTGCGACCGCAAAAGTTGACACCAAGGTCGGTCGTGCTTCCGATGAGTATTCCAAGGCTTTCTGGAATGTTACTCGTTCCAAACCCGATAGCGTATCTTACGAGGTGAGAAATGCACTCCAGATCGGGGTCGACTCCGAGGGTGGCTATCTCTGTCCCGAAACCTTCGTTGAACAGCTTATTAAGGGTCTTTCCGACCGCAATGTAATCCGTTCTTTGGCACATACCTTTAAGACCAATACCGCACAAAGCAAGATTCCCGTTGTGACATCTCGCGGTACCGCTTCCTGGATTGAGGAAGAGGGACCCATTCCCGAGGGCGATGACATCTTCGGTCAGCAGTACATCGGCGCTCACAAGGTCGGTACTCTTATCAAGGTGTCCGAAGAGTTGCTCAATGACTCTGCCTTTGACCTTGAGAACTACTTCGTGGAAGAGTTCGCCCGCCGTATTGGTAACAAGGAAGAGGCGGCATTCCTTTCCGGTGACGGTGCAGGCAAGCCTACCGGCTTGCTCAACGATGCCGAAGTTGGTGTAACTGCTGCATCCGAAACTACCATCACCGCTGATGAACTCATTGATCTTTTCTACTCCTTGGACGCTCCTTACCGCACCAAGGCTGTGTGGGTTGTCAATGATTCCACTATGCGTGTGATTCGTAAGCTCAAGGATCAGAACGGTCAGTACCTCTGGCAGAAGGCTCTCCATGAGAAAGAACACGAAACTCTCCTCGGCAAGCCTATCTACCATTCTCCCTTCGCTCCCGAAATTGGCGCCGGTGCCAAGGCTGTTGCCTTCGGTGACTTCTCTTACTACTGGATTGGTGACCGCCAGGGTATTACCTTCCGCCGTCTCAATGAGCGTTATGCAGAGACCGGACAGGTTGGTTTCCTTGCTACCAAGCGTACCGATGGCAAGCTCATCCTTCCTGAAGCCATCAAGGTTCTTCAGATGAAGGGCACTGCTACTGCTTAAGTTAGGAGGCGGCAGAGATGAGCAGACTTTTACCAATCGTCAAGGCAAATCTAATTTTAGATCATACGGCAGATGATTTGCTAATTGAGCGTTACATCTCTGCCGCCGTTGCCTATGCCGAAAGTTATCAACATCTACCCGAAAAATACTATCACATCAATCCAATGCCCGATACTACTGAACAAGCGGTCATTATGCTTGCCTCACACTTTTACGAATCCAGGGATGGTAGTACCGGCGGCTTCTTTGCCGACAATGTTCAAGCAAGTCAGCAAGTCTGGAACACCGTTAATATGCTTTTACGGCTTGACCGAGATTGGAAGGTGTGAGTATGAGTTTCGGTAAAATGAACGACTTTGCGGATATTATCGTAACAAAGCGTGTAAAGGACAGCGAGGGTTTCACTGCAACAGTAGATGAAATCCTCGCTTCTGTCCGTGTGTATCGAGAAGGTCGGCACGGCTCACAGCGTTGGGCTAACCTTGCTGCGTTCAGTGAGGCAACCGACCTTTTCCGCTTTCGCCACATTCCCGGTGTTGAGATTACCACCGATTGCATTATTGTGTGCGATGGTGGTAGATACGAAATCACCTCCGTTGAGGACGTGAAAGGCCGTGGAATGTATATCGAAGTTTTAGCAAAAAAGGTGGTGGCGACCGTTGGCAAAGGTTGATTTCAAAATGCCCGAAGAATTCCTTACACAGATTTCAAAGTTGGGCAGCAGATTTGACAGCGTTGCTGAAAGCGTACTGGAAGCCGGTGGTGAGGTCGTTCTCCAAAAGGTGAAAAGCAATCTGTCATCCGTGGTTGGCAGCGGTACAAAGTTCGACTCTCGTTCAACGGGTGAACTTGAACGTTCCCTCGGTCTTACCTCTGTAAGGATGGATAAGGACGGCAATCACAACATAAAGATTGGCTTTGCTGAGCCTCGTTCCAATGGTGATAGCAACGCTAAAATTGCTAACATCCTTGAGTACGGAAAGCACGGTCAGCCTGCAAAACCTTTTTTGAAACCAGCAAAGCGTTCTTCAAAGGACGCTTGTGTTTCTGCTATGCAGAAGAAGTTTGAAGAGGAGGTCAGTAAATTATGAGCCTTCTTGCAGATATACAAAAGGCGGTTTCTCCTTTGAAGATTCCTATTGAAACGGGAGTCTTTAAGGATGAAGCTCCTGAAAAATATATTGTGGTTACTCCCATAGCAGATAGCTTTGAACTCCACGCAGACAACGCTCCCGGCGGTGATGTGCAAGAGGCAAGGCTATCTCTCTACTGCCAAGGCAATTATATGAAGGATAAAAACGCTCTCGTAAAATTGCTGTTGGTTGATGACTTTACCATAACCGACCGCAGATATATCGGTTATGAAACAGAAACGGGCTACTACCACTATGCTGTGGATGTGGCTAAATTCTATGAAATGGAGGAATAATCATGGCTACGATTGGTCTTGATAAATTGTTCTACGCAAAGATTACCGAGGATGCCGATGGTAATGAAACCTACGGCACTCCCACTCAACTTGCCAAGGCTATGACCGCAGACCTTTCTGTGGAATTGGCAGAGGCAACGCTTTATGCCGATGACGGTGCAGCCGAAATTGTGAAGGAATTCAAGTCCGGTACTCTTTCCTTGGGTGTTGATGATTTGGGTGGCACTGTGGCATCCGACCTTACCGGGTCCACCATCGATGAAAAGGGTGTTGTTATTTCCGCTGCTGAAGATGGCGGCACTCCCGTTGCTGTTGGTTTCCGTGCAAAGAAGTCCAACGGCAAGTACCGTTATTTCTGGCTTTACCGTGTTAAGTTCGGCATTCCCGCTACTGCTCTTGCTACCAAGGGCGATAGCATCACCTTCAGCACGCCTACCATTGAAGGCACGATTATGCGCCGTAACAAAATCGATGCGGTAAATAAGCACCCCTGGAAGGCAGAGGTTACCGAAGGTGATAGCAAGGTATCCGCAGAAACTATCACCAACTGGTACAAGGAAGTTTACGAACCCAGCTACACGGCTGCCGCAACCCCTGAAAAGGACTAAAGGAGGATTAACGTATGAATACTGAACGCTCTGCAACTATTGTCATTGGCGGTGAAGAGTATGCATTGCTCTTGACCACCAAGGCTACTAAAGAAATCGCTGCTCGTTACGGCGGTCTTGAAAACCTCGGAGATAAGCTGATGAAGAGTGAAAACTTCGAGATGGCTATCGGTGAGGTTGTTTGGCTTATCACCTTGATGGCGAACCAAACCATTATGGTTCACAACCTCAAGCACAAGGATGACCCCAAGGAACTGCTCACGGAAGATATGGTGGAACTGCTTACTGCACCTGCAGATTTGGCAACCTACAAATCCGCTATCACCGAGGCAATGCTCAAGGGCACCAAGCGTAACATTGAGAGCGAGGACAACTCAAAAAACGCAGCGGTCGAGTAAGTGACGAAGAGTTATTTACTCGACTTTTATATTACGGCTTGGCACATCTCAACCTTTCCCAGGATGAAGTGTGGCTGACGCCGTTTGGTTTACTCCTTGACTTGTGGGAATGTCACAAGCAATACAACGGTGTCGCCAAACCCAAGCGAGAGCGTTTTATTGACGATATTATCCCCGATGGAATTTAAGGAGGTGGTGATGTGGCGGATAACTTCGGCATGAGAATCGGTCTTGAAGGTGAGAAAGATTTCAAGAAAGCCTTGGCCGATATTAACCAGTCCTTCAAAGTCCTCGGTTCGGAGATGAAGGTAGTCGAGTCGCAGTTCGGTAAGAATGATAATTCTGTCGAAGCACTCACTGCCCGTAATCAGATGCTCAACAAGGAGATCGAGGCACAGAAGGCAAAAATCGAAACTCTTCGTTCTGCCCTTGAAAACGCATCATCTTCCTTCGGTGAAAACGACAAGCGAACCCAAGCTTGGCAGATCCAATTAAACAATGCAACAGCGGCTCTAAATAATATGGAGCGTGAGCTTGATGCAAACAATAAAGCACTTGACGATGCAGAAAACGGCTTCGAGGACGCTGAAAAAGATGCCGAAAAATTCGGTGATGCAGTCGAAGATGCCGGAGAACAAAGTGATGACGCAAGCGGAAAATTCAGCGGTTTAGGTACGGCTTGTAAGGCAGCCGCCGCAACGATGGCAGCCGCCTTCGCTGCAGTATCTGCCGCCGCCATTGCCGGTGCAAAAGCACTTGTGGATATGTCAAAGGCAGGTGCCGCCTATGCGGATGGTGTTATTACAACGTCTTCGCAGACAGGCATCGCAACTGACAAACTGCAAGAGTATATGTATGCCGCCGAACTGGTGGATGTTTCTACCGAAACGCTCACGAAGTCGATGGCAAAGCAAATCAAGAGTATGAAGGCCGTGCAAGACGGCACGAAACTCTCGGTTGAAGCCTACGACAAATTGGGCGTATCGGTTACCAATGCCGATGGCTCTCTTCGTGACTCCGATACGGTGTATTGGGAGGTCATCGATGCTCTCGGTAAAATCGAAAACGAAACCGAGCGAGATGCCCTTGCAATGCAAATCCTCGGCAAGTCCGCCCAGGAACTAAACCCTCTCATTGAGCAGGGTGCGGAACGAATGAATGAGCTTGGCGAGCAAGCACAAGCGGCGGGTTATGTTATGAGTGACGATATGCTTAACGCATACGGCGCTTTAGATGACCAACTCCAATACCTCAACGTTGGTGCAACTGCCGCAAAGAACGCGCTCGGCACAGTTCTTCTTCCGGTACTAACTGACCTTGCTACGGAGGGCAATGCGCTTCTTGGCGAGTTCACCAACGGCATTCTTGATGCCAACGGTGATATCAGCAAGATGAGTGACGTCATCGGTGAGATATTGCCGAAGGTGCTGGATATGATTATGGAGTTCATTCCCGAACTCCTTGAGATTGCCGGAGAGATTGTTGGCTCTCTTGCAGAGGCACTTATCGAAAACCTACCGACAATCATCGACACGGCATCGCAAATCATTTTTTCTTTATTACAAGGACTAATCGAGGCATTGCCA